TTCCTTGTTGGGGAAAAGATAAATTGCAGTTGCTACCGCAGCAGCAATCTAAAGGTAAGAATCCTAAATGGGTTTGGTACACTTCTGTTACAAACCCAAAGGAAGAAACTAAAGAGTTTAGTGGTGGGTAGTTTGAGGGGTCTATTCACCATTGACTCTTTAGGTAATACATGATATGCATTTATATTTTATAGTATTTAAAAAGAAAAAAGATAATGATTATAAATTATTTACTAACAATATTTTTGACAAAGAAAAAGATGCAGATGAATTTGGTAGAAAAAGTATGAAGAGAGGATTTGAACATAAAGTATTAGATTATAATAGTGAAAACTACGATAGGTATTGGGATGAAAAACAAAGATAAATTAAATTTTATAAACTCTGTTAAGGTAATAATTACACCTTGGCAAAAAGGTTTTACTTGTGGTATAATTATGGATAGTAAATCTAAAATGACTACCGAAGAATATGAATTATGTTCTACAATAGCTAGAGGCATGATAAAAATGGCAACTACTGACCCCCATTCAACTTTTCTGTGGGGCCTTCGTGGGTTTGCTGATGATAAAAAAAACAACGAGAAAGATATGTCTATTAGTTCTGTTGCAGAATTTGATGACGACTCTAATGTGATTGACTTTCTTGAATTTTTAAAAAAGAAAAGAGATAAGGAGTTAAACTAATGGCAACGCACTTAGTTATAGGAGACCCTCATTGTACTCCAAAGGCAAGCAATGACAGATTTTTATGGGCAGGTAAATTTGCACGAGATCTGAAACCGAATACTATAATATGCATGGGAGACTTTGCTAGTATGGATTCGTTATCTAGTTATGATAAAGGTAAAAAACAATTTGAAGGTAGAAGATATAAGAAAGATATAGATCATGCTCATGATGCATTAGATAAATTTAATAAAGGTCTTGAAGGAAGACGGCCAAGAAAAATCATGCTACTTGGAAATCACGAAGATAGGATAGATAGAACAGTAGATGACATACCAGAACTTGAAGGCACAATTAGCACAGACGATTTTAAATTTGAAAAATTTGGTTGGGAAGTTTATCCATACCAACAGCCTGTCAATGTTGATGGTATATATTACTGCCACAATTATCCTACTGGTGTCATGGGTAAGCCTATTAGCGGTGACAATGTTGCTCGTTCTCTTTTATTAAAAAATAAAGTATCTTCTACTGTAGGTCACATACACACCTTTGATTATGCTATGTGTGCACTACCATCTGGTAGAAAATTAATGGGGCTATCTGCTGGATGTTACTTGCATCACAAAGAAAATTATGCTAAAGCTACACAACAAATGTGGTGGAGTGGGCTTGTAGTTAAGCGTAATGTAACCAAGGGTGAGTATGATTTAGAAATGGTAGAGTATAATACAGTAAGGAGAAAGTATGGTAAAAAGTAAAAGAACATATACATCTTTAAAAGAACATGGGTTAGATATATCTTATGAGAATGAAGTACCATTTGATAATGTAAACTCTCCTGCACACTATATGCATGGTAAAAAAGAAACCATAGATGTTATTCGTGATTGCATGGAGAACGATGAGTATCATGGTTATCTTAAAGGTAATGTTTTGAAATATGTTTCAAGATATAAATTCAAAGGAGAGCCACTAGAAGATTTACAAAAAGCTAGTTGGTATTTAAATAGACTAATAAAGGAGGTCAGCAATGGGTCAAGTTAAACAGGCAATACTAGAAGTAGAAGATTTTGTCTCTGTGTGTGTTAGAGATAATCGCACACTAAATCAAACTATAAGAGATGCAAGATCATCTGAATCTGCAAAATCAAATCCTTATTTTGATGATGCAAATTTAGTAGAAGATAAATACTACCAATTTAAAGGAGCAGAGTAATGAGAGAAATGTTTATAGAAGCACTAACAAAAAAGTACGAAGCTGATATAAGTGTTGCAAAAGCAACTATATCAGTTTATATGGATAAGTCTGTAGGTATAGGTGAGCACCCACAGTTTATACATGAGATTGATAAACAACTAGAATTAATTGCTAGTGCAGAAGAAAAATTAGAAATGTTAAAAAAACATTATCCTACAGAGGATGATATACCATTTTAATAGGAGGGATAAATGGCAGACGAAAAGAAAAAAACAGAGCAACCATCATCAAGACAATATCTTGTAGGTTCAGAACAACTGATGGATATTATGAGATACTTAATGACTAGACCATATGGAGAAGTAGTTAAACTTATGAACTCACTATCTTCTCTCATGCCTTACAACCCGCAGGGGGAGAAAGATGTCGATAAAAAATAATATGGATCCTTACACAGGATTACTATTTGAATTGAAGATAGGTCTTAATGAAAAGAACGCTATCGTAATTGACTATGGCGGCAAACCTGTTGGTAAGATTAGGGAAGCATTAAAAGGTTTCCCCTATCAAGCTAATCTTTGTGCAGCAATAATTAATCATGCTAACTCTTTAGGTAAAAAATTAGAAAATGATGTTAAACAACTTATACAAAACGTTTAGAAAATTATTTTGGCATAACATAATTATGGAGTATCTAGAAAGATATGCTTCTAATTTTAGTAGTTATCTTTGGAGAAAGAGATGGGGTGATAGATCTTTGTATCAATCAGACCAAAAAAAAAGGCACCCAGAGTAAATACTCTGTATGCCTTGTTGTTGCCTGCTGGGGGAGTCTTTATGGCTCCCCTTTTTTATTTTATATTAACAGTTCCAAGCACGAAGTGCCTTGTTAATCCTACTGTTAGGATCTCTGGCTGTCTTAGCCGAGGTAAGTTTTTTCTTCATACCTTTCATCCTCGCACAGAAGCTGGCTCTTCTTTTGTTGCCAACCTTTTTACTAGGGGCCTTTAGGTTTCCCCCTGTTGCTTTATTGTAGGATGCACGACCTTTAGCATTTAATCCACCACTAGGATTCTTGCCTTCTTTTCTTTGCCATGCTGGTGTTTTAGCCATTATTTTTTCTTAACTGTCATTGCTGCCCTTTTAAAGTTAGCAGCAGTAGGTGCACCTTTAGCACCTTTCTTTTTCATTTTGCCACCACGCTTACGCTTTGCATGGATGTTAGCATATAAACCTTTTCTCATTATTTTTTCTTCTTGTTTCTTAACATAGCAAAGTCTCTCTTGGTAAGTTTACCATCTTTATCCATGTCTAGTTTTTTTCTTTTACCCATTACTTTTTTACTACCATTTTTCTTTTTCATAGGTTTCATTTTTCCGTACATCATTAGCTATATCTCCTATATTTAGCTGTTTTTTTTGCAATCCCTTTCGGTTGCTTCACATGTTGTTTGCCCTTTTTTGTTCCTTTTCGTTTTGCTCTTGTCGTTGCCGCATACTCCGCAGACGATAGACTCTTGATAGCTTTCTCTGGCAAATATCTTTCCCCAGTCTCCGAAGACTTCTTGCCAGATTTGGTTCTCCATTTTTGTTTTCCCCATGCTTTCAAACTCCTTTGACTTTTTGCAAGTGCCATTATGTTTTTCTCCTTTTTCTTATAGCCTCTTTACCTTTTTTAAATATAGATGCTACCTGTGACTTACCCATAACCTTTGCCCGTTGTTCTCCAACAGTTAGAATTTGAATTTTTCTAGCAAACGGTTTAGAAATCTTTTTAACTTTCGCCACTGTTTTTCTCGCATCCGCTGGCGTTGCGAACTTGATTCCAACAGTGTCAGATGGGTTTTCATCAGTGTAAAGCCGTCTACCATGTTTCTTTCCTGGGTGTTTTCCTGTTCCTTTCTTAGGCTCTCTTTTTTTTGCCATAAGATTTCATTTCTTTAATATGTTTTTCAATAACTTTGCTTTGTCTTTTATGTAAAGCAGATGCTTTCTTTAAAGCCTTAGCAACTTTTTTTATTTTCTTAACCATGTTTATACTTCTCTCTCCAATAGTTTTTTCTTTCAAGTAATCTAATTTTATATTCTAATGTATTTATACCTAGAATTTTTTTAATAAAATTTAACATTACTTATATCCTCCACCTGCTTTTTTATACCTAGATGCTAAAAGCTGTGCTTTTCTAGCTGACCATTGTCCAGGTTTACCACCCTTTGATCCAGCCATTATTGAATTAAACATTCTTTTTCTCATACCAGGTTTAGTATAGTTACCTGCTTTATTTACTGTGCTTTTCTTCTTCGCCATCTTTTATCTCCTTATATTCATAATCATAGCTTCCTTCCTGTACTTCATCTGTAATCCATTTAGAAGTATCTTCTACGGACCAAATTCTAG